GAAAACTGATCACTCTGATTGTGATAAGGAATTTGCAGATAATATGGGTGTAAAATGCCATTCTCCAGAGGAATATTTTAAGCCTTATGAAAATGTGGTAATACAAGATGTATTAGTGCCAGATAAGAGAGAGGTAATTATTCTTACAGGTTATCCAGGTTCTGGAAAAAGCTCAATTGCAAAAAAGATATGTGAAAAAACAAGTGGTAAATCTCCAAAATATTTTCATATCGAGAAAGATATATTTAAAACAGTTCCTAAAATGAAAAAGGAAGCTCTAAAATATATGGATAGTGTTGTGGCAAAAAATTCCATTATATTTGATGGTACATTTTCAAGTAAAAAAAATAGGGGAGAAATTGTTGATTTTGTTAAGAAGTTTAATACTAATTTGGCAACTCCATATCAGATAAGATGTGTGCATGTTAATACTTCTTATCATGAAGCGTATAATAGAAACATGTGTAGACCAGAAGATAAACAAGTTCCTAAGATAGCATTTAATGTTTATAAAAAATATTTTGAAAAACCAGATTCCGCTGAAGGATTTACGGTTTTGGAGATTAATAGTTAATTGTATAATTCTTCATATTCCATTTTTATTTTTTTACGACATTGTTTATAAATTGGATTGTATTTACATTCTAGATACCAACTACCTATTTTATCGACGAATTTTTTGAATGTTTTCCTATTAAACTCAATGTAGTTTGCCATCTTGTAGTTAAAATATTTATCGATATAGTCTATAATTGGCATACATCCCATATGTATTTTAATATCATGCATATATATTGGTAATGTTCTAATACTGTTACTATTATGTGAATAATCATAATCTGCGATATATAAAAATTTTAATGAAATAGGGATATTAGGTAAACTGGATAAATTATTACCACCACAACACAACTTTTCTAATGTATTTGGTAATATAGGCAATTTACCTAAGTTATTCATTTGACACATAAGTACTTTAAGATTTTTAGGTAAAGTAGGTAGTTTTTTAAGTTTATTAAGTCCGCAATATAATTTTGTTATCGAATTAGGTAATTCAGGTAATTCTTCAATATTAGTTCCTATAAAAGCAAAATATTCTAAATTTTCAGGCAATTTATCAGGCAGTTTTAATGATTGATTTGTACAACTAAATTCCAATAAACCATCTGGTAATTCAGGTAATTCTGTTAATTTATTATGACCACAACTTAATAATTTTAAAGTATTAGGCAATTCTGGTAATTTCTCTAGGGCATTATCTGTATAGTTTAATTCTTCTAATCTTTCAGGTAATTTTGGTAATACGGTTGGTTTAAATACATTATTATCGGAAAATATAATCCTGATATCGTTATAATTGGGTAAATTTATTAATTCATCAAATGAGTTATAATAATCATCATCATCATTATAAAATGTTATGTATATTGGCATGTTTTTAAATATGAAAAAGAGTAAAAGTAATAATCAATTTTAACCTTTTATAAATCGCGCTTCGCACGATTTCAAAAGCTTCACCAAAAGTCAAGAATGTTTTAGGATGCCTTGGAGTTTCCCCCTTTTACCCCTTATTTATTATTTTTTTGGTTAAGGTAGGGGGACATATTTCACCTTCGGTGAAATCCTCTAAGCTTTTTTAAATTGAGAAGAGCTCAATTTCAAAAGCTTTACCAAAAGGCAAGGAATCCTTTAGGATACCTTGGAGTTTCCCCCTTAAACCCCCTTAATTATTAGTTTTTGGTTAAGGTTTTGAAATGCGAAGCATTTAGAAAAGCTTGCTTTGCGTTTAATTAACTTAAGAATAATATATATATAAAGTATAAGTAGCCCCCGTGGCACAATTGGATAGCGCGTATGACTTCTAATCATAAGGTTGCAGGTTCGAGCCCTGCCGGGGGTACTTATTAGCTTTTGTATAAAAAGCTAGCTACTTATTTCATCATTTTTGATTAATTTATTATTTTTGGTTAAGGTAAACTTTTTTGAAAAGTTTCATCAAAATAAAGCTTTTTTTCACACAATATTACCTATATATTTATTTTTATATTTTAATAATTTCATAACAAACAATATTCCAAGTATTAATAATATGAACATCAAGGAATATACATTATAAGTGTATTCTGACGGTATTTTATATGTTTCATTTTTTATACTTATCACAACCATACTATAATTATATATAGCTATTAAACCTATCATTAATCCAATGAAAAATAATATGAGTGCTATTCTATCTTTATGTGCATTAGGTGAGAATGCTGTCATTGTAATACCAAGACTAAATAAAATTACAGTATTTCTAATCCAGGAACTTAATAGATTTTCATTTCCAATATAGGTGTTTAATATTAATATTTTGTGCTTACTATCGGACATAATTATAGTTAAAGTAGATTTTAAATTAAAATGTAATTAAATTTAAATTAATTATAGATCCGAATTTTTAATTTTGGGCATTATATATATTTATATAAGTATATAATTCCACTTTTAATGTCTAAAAAATGTGTTATTTGCGTCTTAAAATAAAATAATTTCTAGGATTAGATTATAAAATCATATTACAATGGGAGGAGGACTTATGCAACTTGTAGCTTATGGTGCCCAAGATATCTATCTTACGGGTAACCCACAAATTACTTTCTTTAAAGTAGTTTACAGACGTCACACTAATTTCGCTGTAGAATCTATTGAACAAACTTTCAGCGGTGCTGTTGGTTTCGACAAGAGAGTCACTGCCACTATCTCCAGAAATGGTGATCTTGTCAAAGGAATGATGCTTGAAGTCGATTTACCAGCCACTACTCTTTCGGGTACTGCTGATGAAGTATGGACTTATGGTGTAGGTAATGCTCTTATCAAAGAAGTTGAACTCGAAATCGGTGGTCAACTCATTGACAAACACTATGGTGAATGGATGAACATCTGGACTGAACTTTCCGTACCAGAAGGTCTTAGAGCTGGTTATGATAACATGGTTCTCAACCATGCTCATGCTACTGTAGCTCGCGAACAAGGTGGTGATGCTACTAGAAATGACTGTACTGCAACTAAAAGAGTGTATGTTCCACTTCAATTCTGGTTTTGCAGAAACCCAGGTCTTGCTCTTCCACTTATTGCTCTTCAATATCACGAAGTCAAACTTAACATTACCACTAGACCAGCTAATGAATTAGTTGTTGACGTTGATGGTACTCCAGCAGCATCTGGAACTTTGGTTGCAGGAACCCTTGGATTCAAACTCTATGTTGACTACGTATACCTTGATACTGATGAAAGACGTAGATTTGCTCAAGTTTCCCACGAATACCTCATTGAACAAGTTCAATTCACTGGTGATGAATCAACAACCACAGGCGGAAACAAGAATGCCACTCTTAACTTCAATCATCCAGTCAAAGAACTTGTTTGGGTATGCAGATCAAGTGGACATGGAACTCAATCACTCACAACTGCCACTGGTAATAGATGGTTTAACTTCAATGGTGCTGATAGTGGAACCGTAACTGAAGCTTTCACCAAAGGTAAATTACAACTTAATGGTCATGATAGATTTGCTGAAAGAAATGCTGATTACTTCAGAAAGGTACAACCATTCCAACACCACACCAGAGTACCAAGAGCTAATTTGGATACCAGTCAAGGCGCAGCTGATGGTAGATTCCAAATGATCTATACTTACTCATTCGCCCTCAAACCAGAAGAACATCAACCATCTGGAACTTGCAATTTCTCCAGAATTGATAACGCTATCCTTCAACTCACTTCCGTAACCATCGCTGGTATACTCAAGGTCTACGCTGTCAATTACAATGTCCTCCGTATCATGAGTGGTATGGGTGGTCTTGCCTACTCTAACTAAATAATTCTCCGAATTATTCAGTTGTTAATAGTTAATGCAACAACTAAGTTTTTTGATAAAACTTTTTTCTAAAAAGTTTATCATACTTATCCATGTATATTTTGTACTAATAGTATGATTAATTTTTCTATTTTCATATAACCCTTTAATAAAAAATTAAACTAAAACTTGTCCAAAAAATTAATATAAATGCTGTTCATTTTTCAATTTAATTTCTAATTAATTCCAAAAAAAAAATATTACAGACATTAAAAATCTAATTAAATGATCTATCCTTTTTTTTAAATTTAAATGATATATATTAAAATATAAGTGACTTAAAAGTTGATAAATATTTCAAAAATAAAAAATATAGCTAGTTTAAATGTTTTTCTGATATTTTTTTCTAGTCTTTAATTATAAAATCATATTACAATGGGAGGAGGACTTATGCAACTTGTAGCTTATGGTGCCCAAGATATTTATCTTACGGGTAACCCACAAATTACTTTCTTTAAAGTAGTTTATAGACGTCATACTAATTTCGCTTGCGAATCAATTGAACAAACTTTCAATGGTGCTGTTGACTTCGGAAACAGAGTCACTGCAACTATTTCAAGAAACGGTGATCTTATTAAAGGTATGGTCCTCGAAATGGACTTGCCATTAATTAACACTGCTGGTGAATACTGGACCAATGGTGTCGGTAATGCCGTCATCAAAAAGGCTGAGCTCGAAATTGGTGGCCAGCTCATTGACAGACATTATGGTGAATGGATGGATATCTGGACCCACCTTACCACTCCAGTTGACAAGAGAGCTGTAGGTTATGATCTCATGGTAGGTAACAGTGATGTACTTGATACTTCTAATGGTGAAAAGAAGAGAAGACTTTATGTCCCACTTCAATTCTGGTTCTGCAGAAACCCAGGTCTTGCACTTCCACTTATTGCTCTTCAATATCACGAAGTCAAACTTAACCTTGAATTCAGAGCTTCAGCGGATGTTGTTGTCGGTACTACCACTACTCAAAACATGACTTCATGCAAACTTTACGTTGACTACGTATACCTTGATACTGATGAAAGACGTAGATTTGCACAAGTATCACACGAATACCTTATTGAACAAGTTCAATTCACTGGTGATGAATCTATTGCTGCTGCAACTTCTACCAAGAATGTTACTCTTAACTTCAATCACCCAGTCAAAGAACTTGTATGGGTATGTGTAACCAACGATAATAGTTCAACTACCAACAAGAAATGGCTTACTTACTCTGGAACTCAAACTGAAAACGATCATGGTCAAAATGATTCATTCAAATCTGCTAAACTTCAACTTAATGGTCACGATAGAATGGCTGTTAGATTCTCTGACTACTATAGATTAGTACAAAACTTTGATCACCACACCAGAGTACCAGCTAAACACATTTACACTTACTCATTTGCACTCAAACCAGAAGAACATCAACCATCTGGAACTTGTAATTTCTCAAGAATTGATAACGCCATATTGAACATGACCTTCGATAGTGGTGAGACTATTGCTGCCTCCAAGATTAAGGTCTTCGCTGTCAATTACAACGTCCTCCGTATCATGAGTGGTATGGGTGGTCTTGCCTATTCCAATTAAGTAACTTACCAGTTACTTATTCGGTTAGTAATTGAAAAAGTTTTTTTATTTTCATACATTAAGAATTATTCAATATATATATATATTTAATGTCACAATACGATAAACATTACAAATATACTTTCAAAATTACTGGTGAAACATCAAATACATGTCTATCATCTATAACGGAAAAAGAAATATTATATTAGGTTCATTTATATCAATATATATACCACTATCATCTTGGTTTTGTGAAAACGTAGGTCTAGCTTTACCAATAGGAGTTATTAATGGTCAATCATTTGATTTGAGAAATCAGCAGCAAAATTAATAACCAATACAATTGGACATCAAATTTCATAGGTTAAGGGATTTATAAATAATATAATATAATATAATGAAAAAGATACATATAAATTACACATATTCATTTAGATGTCTAGATAACACATTAGATACTGATTGTATTGCATCTAAACTATTTAAAGGTAATACATT